ATTGCAACTCATTCTCAATAAGCAATAGCACCCCCTTAGCTATTTATACCGTTGCAACCACTGCTGTGTCCAGAGTACCTGCATCAATCACAGGTACGCAGCTATTGGACAGCCCAGTAATCGCAGTCCTTCCCTGTCTGTACCCTGTCCAATCATGATTGATGCTGCTATGAATTGGACAGCACAGTACATACAGTGTGCGTCCTGGATTGCAATTATCGGCAATTAGGGTACGTATATGGGGGTATTCGCGAAGACCACAGTCGATATAAGGCTTCACAAAATTATGTCAAAAATTAAAGGGACCCCCTAGGAGCCCCCTGAGCGCCCTTCTACCGTGTCATCAGTACCAACCACCCAAGGCGCCCTTAGACGCATCTCGGGGAGGCTTGTGGAGGTGGCTGAGGGGCTTTCTGTGTAGATGGGAGGTGGTATTAGTGGAGACTGAGGATGAAGCGTTTCATAGTGCTTAATCGCTTCATCAAGTTCCACCTTAACACGGTTGTTAATGAGAATATTCTCAATAAAGACTAGGACCCCTAACAGTAAGTGATTAAGGTAGGGGATGTTAGTCTTCCATGTTTTATAGAGTGCTTTGAACTCATTTAATCTAAGTTCTTGTTCCACATTGCGTTACATACGTTAGGGAGGAACTGGTATAGGATGTCTTGTACTTGTGCTGCTATCTGTGCGTGTTCTTTTTGTGTACCATTAGAGGTACGGAGATCACAGTAATGGAGCCATGATCTAATGGTACCATTCATGTATAGTTTAGTTGGTGCTGCCATGGGGAGTACTTCTCTTGCACACTCCTTAGCTACCCCAGCTGCTATCAGTTCTTTGTAGAGACCATAGCAGTCGGAGTAGAGACTACCAATCCTAAACTGAAAGTTCTTCTTCACTACTTCATCTAGGTCATCAATACTATTCTGTCGGTTCTTAGTATCTTGTCTACGAAGTTCTGGGATAGAAGCTTGCTTCTCTACCTTAGCATACCGTTGAGAGAACTCTTGAAAACTAAAGCTACGGTGTCTAAGGATCTGAGCTGCTATACTACGTGTAGTCTCAATAGAGACACACATGTTAACCATTTCAAAGGGGGACCAATGTTGATGATCAATTAGGTACTTAATTAGTTTAGCACTTGTCTGAGTGTTGTTTTGATTGGATGGGTTAGATACCCTAGCCATGTAACTAATTAGATCTTCAGCATCAGGAGTGATGTGTATGAGTTGGGCAGAATGGATCATTGGTGGTGGTCGTTTTGGTAAATGGAAGAAGCAGTAATATCATCCCATGCTGTAGGGATATAACGATTACGAGTACTTACCCGATATTCAGAATCGTAGTAATCATTAGCTACACGTACTTGCTTACGTTCATTGGTTGTTTTAGGATGTCGAAACTGATTACGTAGTGGTTGGTTACGATGTGTTCTACTCATTACGCATACAGTAGTATAGGTAGTGACAAGATTGAGAAGTTAGGGGTTGGAGATACAATCAGTATTCACTGGATTCAGTACTAGTTAGAGTAAGGAGAGAGGAGGTACTTACAGAATGTCCATTCCCAGGGACATTAGTAAAGGAGAAGAAGATGTGTCTTTAGCGAAGCTAATGACATGTCTTCTTCTACCTCGGAGAGAGTGATCCACCCTTCACTCCCCCCTTTAGGGGCATGATTGAGTCATACCAAGGGATTTGCCCCTGTTTTATATCCAAGTAGGAACTGTCTTTTTTGTCTTACCTCTAGCTTGTCTTCGTTGGTCTAAACTGAACCCAAGTACGAGGTGATTAGTAGCAGATTGGGGATCATCTAGGAATGTATCAAGCATGTCGTTCCACTCCTCTTGTTTACGCATCTTAACAGCTTCATAAGCACTAATAGACATAGCGTCTGTAAAGTACTTAACGCCTTGTGCTAGGGAGTCTAATCTGTCGTCATGTTTTACGGCGCCTTTTTCTCGGCACATCCTAGACATCTGATAGAACAACATGTATAGGAGACGGTCTTCGGGTGGGGCTTCCTTATTCGAGTTGTAGTCCCATTCCACCACAGACCTATCAACAATAAGGCGATGTTGATTAAGGATAGGCTCAAGGGAATCAATAATACGGTCTTCTTTGCGTACATTAGCCCGTACCTCTTCTACGTCAATAGCTTGTTTAGTTTGTTGTAGGTGTTTCTTAAAGAGTTCTGCAATAACACCATCACCAAAGTTAGTCTCAATAAGAAGTTTAGTAACACCATACTTCTTACAACCCCTAAGGATGTCTAGAAGTGTAGCATCACTATAACCATCTCGGTATGCTCTTACTTGGTGAACATAGAGGAAACCATTACGTTGAGAGATGTAGGTAGCTGCTGTTTCGTCGGTACCACGACCTGATGGGTCTACTGAGCAGATTGTCTCTGTGTATGGTCCCCATTCCCCTTGAAGGGACATAGGAGAGTAGAAGTAATCACCAGGTAGTCCTACAGTAGGAAGGTCTTTAAGGACGTTACGGGGGTCACTACACCACACTACAGCATCAGGTGCTTGAGTGGGGTTAACGGAGGTAATAACAAGATCAGAGAACTTAAGGGGAAACTTCTCAGCATCACTAAGTGTAGTATCTAGTTGGAACTGTAACATGAAGTTACTACGACCCATAGCAGCTTCACGTTCCAGTAGATCATCTGTGCTAAAACGATCAGGGTCAGTAGGGGTCCATTCCTCTGCACCCATCTCAATGTCTTCTACGATCTGTGGTGCTAGGAGGTTCTCGTATTGAGCTAGTTTGTCTTTACGTGGATAACGTGATGGCCAAACAAACGGACGGTAGTTACGTTCAGCTAACTTACGATAAATGGTAAAGGTAGTCTGTGGTGTCCCTAGGTACATAATGCGTGAGTCCTTCTTTGGTGTAAGGATAGACTCAGCCTCAGTACAGAGTTGAAGGAGCTTCTCTCGCATCATCTCTGTCATAGAGTTACCAGGTACCTCAATGTCATCAAGAATCATCAGGTCAGCACGAGAACCAGTTAGCTGACCCGTAATACCAACGGACTTAACGGATGGTGCTTGGTGAGGGGAACAGTTAACGTCAAAGCTAATACGTGACCAACGACTGTCATCACTTTTAGGTTTTAGGTGGGAGAGCCACGGTGTCTCAATAATTAGCTTCTGTAGGAAGATTGACATGTTATCTGCACGCTCTTTAGAAGCCGAGATAATCATGATCTTCTTCTCTGCATTATTAAAGAGTGTCCACAACACAAACGCTCCAGTAATCCAGCTCTTACCGACTCCTCGGAAGGCTTGGATCTGTAGTCGTTTAGGACCGTGTTGTAGATAATCAGCAATAGCGTACTGTGCTCGGGTAGGAGATGGCAGATCAAGCTGTGACCACAATGCTTGAAGAAAGAGCCGGAAGTCGCCTTTAAGGGCTGTTAAAGTATCCATACGGTAGAATGTACCTAAGTGTGTAAAGAGGCGCCTTGTAGGGGCACAGAGACGCCTCTGAGGGGGGATTAGATCTCCCGCTTACCAAAGATGTTATTGAAAGCACGTTGACCTGCTTTACCAAGCCACCGAAGTTCGTTGTCAATAGCTTTCATTAAAGGTTGGGCGGTTTGAGAAGCTTGCTTACTTAAGTATTTAACTTCATTAGTAATAGCTCTAGAAGCACGGGCTCCAATATCTGTTTCTGGGTTAGCTTGAACAGCAGGCATAAAAGATACTGGATTTTGAGCAGCTTTGCGTGTAAGAACATCTGTCAAAGAACCACTTTGACCTTGTGAAAACAAAGCAGCACCTGTACCAGCAGCTCCAGCTACTCCACCTATTTTAGCAAGAGTTGGTGCATATTTACCAGCTAATGGTAACGCCTTTTTTAGACCCATTTCCCCAAGAGTCCCTAAAGCTACATCTCTAGCTAAAATGTTACCAGCAGCTCCTAAGTTGTTTTGTTCAACAGCTTGTGCAACCTCCGGGTTTAATGCCGACACAGCGACACCAGCCGCCGCGCCACGTGGATTCTCTCTTACAGCCTTTAAAGCTGGTCTAGGGTCTGGAATAAGTGACATACCCAGATTAAGGCCACCCCTTGTTTTACCAAGATTATAAACATCTGACAATTTTGTAATACCAAGTCTGCTAACATTACTTGGATCAGGTGGTACAACTCTAGCGGTAGCTTCCGGTACTCCTTCAAGTTGATCAGGTAGAACTGGAAATCCTTTAGATTGTTTAGCAAGGGACTGCCTAACCTTTAAAGCTTGTTTATCTGGATCAGACATACCAAAAGCTTCACCAGCTTTTTTAATCATTAATTGTTGAGCTGGATTAGTTTCTAAATAACCTGCCCTGTAAACAGCGTCTACAAGGTCTGGATACAGCTGATCAACAATTTGCTTGGGGGTAACTTCAGTATTTATTTCACCAGCAGTATTAGACCTAAAGTCACCACCGTGCCCAATAATTCGGTGTAAATCCCTAGTAGTATAAATTAGTTTATCAGGATCAGTACCAGGACTTATATTATTTGGTAGTTGATCTTTAATAATTTTAATTACTTCAAGAGCCTTTTGAGGGTTAGCTTTAAAAAGTCTATTTGCTAATAGTTTTTGGTAAATAGGATGATGACCCTCTAATCGTTTGTAAAAATTACCAGCCTTAATAAGTACACCTTCGCGGTTATTAAGTTTACGGACAACCTCATCTACCTCCACATCACCATTAAGATATTTGTATAAAATATCAGCAAATAAATCATCACCTTGATTTACAATATTACCATAAGCCCTAACAGTAGCTGATTTTGGCAGTTGTTTTGATTTAATAAGAGGGTCACTTTCACTCTGCAGCTTAACCGCAGTTTCAGCCAATAGTTGAAATAGTTCCTTATCCATTTATATAAATAAATAAGTTAACCTATAACCGGACCATCTTTCTTACGCTTCTCGTTATCCATGTACCGTTGAGCAATCATCTCTTCACGACCCGTAGGACGACGCTTAGGAGCTTTCTTAGGGGTTTGTTCCGTAGCTTCTTTAGCCTTACGTTCACGCTTAGGACCACCACCAGGACCCATATACTCCTTACCGTTAGGAGCTACATATTGAGACTTATCCTTTGGCATAGAGAACTTACGTCCAGCCTTACGGGCGTCTTTCTTTTGAGCTTTGAGATCCTGCTTTGCTTTATCCATCTCACGCTTTTCCATGCGTGCTTTGATATCTTCAGAGGTGGTATTCTTACCTGCCTGACGCTCCTTAGATGCTTTACGCATCATCTTAATTTCAGCAAGCGTATCTTTGATTGACTTCTTCTTTTCCATAGTTAGTTAATGTGTGATAGAATGAATTGTTCCCTTGGTGTTACACCGAATGTTTTACGCATCCATTGGAGCCAGTTGCTACTTCCTTTATCCTGATTACACTTTTGACAGGCTGGTACCAGGTTACTTGTAAGATCTTCTCCGCCCATAGACTTAGGACGAACGTGGTCAAGAGTAAGTTGATTGATGTCATAGTATTCTCCGCAATATGCACAAGTGCAGTTGAAGTGTTCTTTGATGGCACGCCTCCAGAGGCGCTTAGCTTCAGGACTTGTCATCGTAATCAAGTTGTAAAGGTAGTGATCAGGAGAGGGCAGCAGTGGAGTCATGATGCGTATTTTTTACCCATTCGTGGTCGGGTACGGTTAGTTTTAGGGGACTCAAGCCTCCCCTTATTAGGTCCAGTGTGGGAAGCATCCTTCCCATCACCATTACCGTATGTACCAAGTTTCCTATTTAGTTTGTTAGCATCTGTACGAATCTTCAACCCATCAGTTGTTTTATTGTACTTAGCTTGTTGCTTAAGACGCTTTGCACGTGCCTTAGGATTCTTCTTATAGTACTCAGACGTACGACTTGCCATAAAGCCTCCGTTGTACTAATTCAGGGTCAATCTTTGGCATCACACTAGCTAACTTATCAAGAGGGTTACCTTCATAGGCAACCCCACTGATATCGTTTTTAGCCAACCAATCACACGCAGCCTTTAATTCTTGAGCAGTAGCTTCACCGCTCTTAATACGATTGAGGAATTCAGTAGTAACGAGATTATGTAACTCGTTAAACATGTCTTCAGTTGCCTTATTCTTAGCCATTTCTAAGGACGATCTGATCTAATTTGTTTTCAATGCGGATCATGTGATCCTCCATCTTTTGAAGAGCAGTAGATAGCTCTTGCTTCTGTACGTAGTGCTCAGCTACACGTAGTTCTACTTTGTCTACACGACTATCTACTTCGCTAATCTTGCTATGAAGACGGTTATGTACAGAGATGATGGCAGTAAGAAGAGCAATACCTGCTGCTACACCTGCTTCAATCATCAGACATAACCTACGTATAGTTGGACACCATCAGCATCTACAACAGTTGCATCCAACAGTGAATCACCACCAGTGATAGAATATGCAATACCGCTGGTAAATGTAATACCGCTGGTAAAGTTAAGTTCCTTAGAACTATTAGATGGTACGTGAATAACAATAAAAGGAACGTCAGTACCTACAACAGGAGTTGTGGTTTTGTTGTACAATCTAAGAGCAATAGAAGCTCCACCTCCACCACCACTATGGGTGTTATGGATAATAAGGTTAAAAATAGCACCAGCACTACCTTTGATTGAAGTAGCATTAGTACTGTTAGCTGAGCTTTTAAAATGTACTTTAGTAGTGACAGGAAGGTCTTTGGAATACCGACCGGGGGTAATGTTATAGGTAGTGCTACTCATGTTGCTCCATTAATCGGATTAGTTTTTGTGCATAGACAGGATCTGTGGCGTAACCTTCCTTCTTCAGGAGGTATGCACAATCTTCACGAGAGGTGGCTCGATTGACGCCTTTATAACCTTTGTAGTCCTTATACCACTGAGTGACAAGGTGCTCTACACAGTCGTAAGGAGTAGCGAAATCTTTGAAGGAAGCTTTAATGGTAACTGGACCATTGCCGTAGTCTTCCCAGGTAGTCTTTACAGTACCAGTTCCTTTGATACCAAAGAAGTTATTTTTACCACTTAATGCAGTACCAAATGCTGATTCTAGTGCCCATTGTGCAGCAACTACTTCTGGGAACTTAGCACCTGCAGCACGTGCAGCAGCTTCAATACCTTCCCAAGTATTGTCGAATTGTTGAGGGGCTACCGGAGTAGGGAGACGCCAGATCTTTACCCACTCCGCATCATCAGACAAGCCATAAGACCCTAGAAGACGCTCTAGAGCCTCAATGGCTTGCTTTTGATGAGGTAACCCCTTGTAGTTTTTAATAACGTCAAGG